CAGATGGTATCAGTTTTTCATAAGGATACTGTATGGTTACAGGTCTCCTTCTCATATGGTCAAAGGTTACACCTAACCCTTGTAGCATATATTTAGCAGTATCTTTAACTTCTTTTAAGTAATTAATTACACCCTGCATAGGTTATATCATCCGAGTTTGGCTTATCAAATAATACACTATTGATATATTTATCTGTCCATTCCTCATCAAACCACTTCAGTAATATACCACGAGTCTTATCATTCTTTCTTTGCTGATTACAATAATATATTTGGTCATCATATCTAAGCATTGCTGCACACCAATCTGGATCTCTCGTAGCTTTTTGATGTAACCTACAATATATACCAAGATAGTTTAAAACAAGACAATAGAAATTTGCCATATCTATGTCCTCAGTAATACGCATGAACTTACAATAAGGAGAAAATATTTCATCACCCCATAATGGAAGTGGTCTCTTCTCACCAATATTAAAATTGTTACTAACTTCTCTTATCTCATCCCATTCATCAAAACCTCGTACAGGAGATATATCAACGATAGCAGCAGTGATTACTTTCTCTGTGGCAACAATGTCACATCCAAAGATAGGAAGATTGTAATTTGGGTCAGGAAAGAATACTGAATGTAGTATCTTCATTCCCTTTAATTCTGCTAACTCTAAATGTATCTTCCTGAGACCAGGTGCAGTATACATTGTGTTCTTGATAGACAAATCATCTTTCTTTACTTCTGGTATAGGACACTCTAAAGGTTTTACACCCTCAATGTCTTTCATAGTAAATGAAAGTAAGACTGCTATGTCTTGTACTAACTCAGGCATAACTAAAAAAGAACTCCTTGATTAATTTTTCAGATTCATCTTTACCAAATTGATGAGAAAGATAACCTGAGATAGGGTCTAATCTTATCATATAAGAATCAAAGTCTTTATAGACTGTTGTATCTTCTTCAGTTGGTTTTGCTTTATCTATCATTTCCTTATAGAGTGACAGATAGTATTTGAATGTTGGTAAGAATGTATCAACTCCATCCATCTCACAATACCTTACAAAGATATTATTAGAGAAGTGATTACCCTTCTCAAAGAAACGATAGGTCTCTGTTGTTTCAGGTAATGGTGGTACATCTAATAGAAAATTTTCCACTGGATGCTGGAAGTCAAATACGATGATACATTTCTTCTTATTGAATCCCATCAAATCCATACCAAAGCAAGGAAGGTTATGTCCAGTCTTAGGGTATATTATATTGTTATGGATATCAACAGTATTATCCCATATATCAACGTGCCTAGACTTGATAAAATACTTACCAGAATATAGATCTGCAGTTAGATGCACATCTCTTTTATTAATCCAGTCTGCATGGTTTTTTTCAAATCTTAAATCGGGAAACGTATTGAATACTGCCTCCCGATATCCATCCCAAATGCTCATGCTATTTGCTCCACGAATTTGTTTAAGATAGTTTTGTTTGTCATCTTAGAACCCATGTGCTTTTTAAATGCACGATTAAGTTCTGCTCTAGTTGCAACTTCACCCTTCTGTTTTACTTCAAGGTCTTGAGTACCATCTCCCATATTTTGACATGGTATAAAGAATGCTTCAGTATATCCAAGTAACTTCTTAACTGCTGCAAACTTTTCTTTAGCCCATTGCTTTTCCATTTTCTCAGCATCTTCATAATCTAAGATACGAACATTCCTTTTCAGTTCTTGCTTAGAGCATATACGAATACCTATCCAATTAAAATCAGTAATCTCTCTAAAGAAACTAACAATCTGTTGGGTTGTTAGATATGGACTTGGTTTAAACTCACGAGTATAACCAGTTTTAGAATCTCTTAGTATATACTTTTTATGCATAGACAAATTTTTACTTCTAACTGTTTCATCTTCATAATAATAATCTTTACACTTATAATTATACTGCATAGGATTTGCTTCACCATCAGTTAAGCAAACTACATTTACTTTCTGAACCTTCTCAACATTCTTCATTTGTTCAACAATCAATCTTGAGCATAAGACCGCTTCACCAAGAGGAGTACCACCAAGACCGTAACCTTGTACATAAGGTAAACGATGTCCATTCATAGCAAACGCTTGAGTATAAACCAACCTCATAGATTTCTCTAAGGATTGTTTGTTTTGCCTTGATGAAAAGAATTCAAAAAGTTTAAACCCATTACAGAATGAAAGTACATTCTCATCATCTTGAACTGCTGGATGAATGTCATGTCTTTCCCAACCATTTTGGAATGCATATACTCTAAATGGAATTTGTGCTTTCCTACAGAACCATACTAAATTGAAAGTCTGTTTAAGTGTATCTAATAAAATGTGTTGCATTGACCCAGACCAATCAAGATAGAATACTAGTCCATGATTCTTACCTTCTGGAACTACTGTTACTCTCTTAAAAATGTCATCACTTAACTTGTACTTGTATAATGACTGAGTATCAAGAACACCAGTTTTGGATGTTGCTGCTCTCTTATACTCAGCAGCAGACTTCTTCATCTCAAACTGTTTTACAAGATAGTTAACACTACGTTGTGCATCCTTCTTATATGATTCATAATGCCTCTCAGCATACCCCAAAGAATCAAAGTAATAATCATGGTCATTTTTATCGTGACATGCTCTACCATAGAATCCACAGTCTAATTCTTCCTGTACAGTTTTATAAGATACAATAGTTTCCTCCAAATTAATCTTAGGTAGATCTAAATAAACCCAATCTTTACTATTTTCATCAACTAAAGTTTCTAGTGACTCCTGTAATGCTCTGTCTGTAATACTCTCAGTCTCATCAGGAGTACCATCATTACCACCAATTCCATCATCTTCATACATAGCATCTTCCAATTCATCAAGAGTCTGTTCAATTGACTTCTGCTTATTTTCACTTTCTCCCTCTCCCTCACCTTTACCGTCTTTCTTATTCTCAGCATCAAACTCTTGCTCCATCTCATTACCAGAAGTAGGATTGTTCCAATCAATATCTAACTGGTCAGGTATTTGTGCTTCTTTATCTTTTTGCTTACTCTTTGCCCACTCATATAATTCTCTAGAAAGTTGTAAGACATCATCAAATGTTTTTGTAGTTGCTACACGCTTAACCCAGACTTGCTCCTCATCATTAAATTCGATTGAACTATTACCTTTAAAGAATAAGTTGATGCGGTCAATAAATGCTAGTTCTGATATCTCCTCATCTGCAACACCAAAGAAATCCTTATGCCATAGTTCTCTATACCCTTCAAAGAATGACTTCCTAAGACCAGGATATGTTTGCTTCATCATACGCTCAATACGAGCATCCTCTATAACATTCACAAATCCTTTAGGAGCATCGATTGGAATGTTAGGGGTGTATAAGGCATGCCCTACTTCATGACCCACCAGAAGGTCGTATACGGTCTCTGAAGCGTCCTTCCATATAGGTAAGGTCAATACACGATTATTAACATCAAATGAAGCAGTCTGTACCTGACGATGCTCTACAGTCAAGTCTTCTGTTGCTAGTAGTTTAGCAAGGGTTCCTTTTACTTCAGCGTTGATTGTCATAGTTCCTCTCAGATGTACCTATCATAGCACTTACAGCAAGAGTGTCAGGTGACAAGGTGACAGTTTCTTGACTGTCACCCCAGTGTCTTATGACCCCTGCAATAATAAAACAGTTAGTGACGAGATAAGATACGAAAATAATAGAACGTACCAGAACAACGTAGTTGTCGTAGGGTTCAGTTTTTTCGTCAGAAAAGCTACCCAACGCATACTTCCATATCCTCCAAAGTTTATTCATTCCTCTTCTATTAATTTAGAAAAATCATTTATCTTTTCAAATCTAAGACAACGCTTAAACTTGTCAATAAGTAAATCACCTTTATGTGAAATAACAAATAGATTAGTACCTCCCCCTAACTTTAAAAGTATAGAAAGTAATTCACCTGTAGCAGATGCATCAAGAGAACTGTCAAATACCTCATCAAGTATAAGAAGATTAGTAGCAGCAGAATTTTTCATCCTTGCTACTTCCCTCCATGTAAAGAGAAGTGCTAGATCTATCTTCTGCTTTTCACCTTCAGAGAAAGAAGAGTAACTAAACTCATCTCTAAATCTACTCTTGATAACTTCATTAAACTCTTCATCCAATGTGAAGTTAACAAAGAAATCCATCGTATGAAGATACTTATTAATAAGGTTATTAAATACAGGAATGTATTTTTTAATAACTTGCTTCTTAATACCAGAGTCTTTTAATAAAGATGATACAACTTGATATTCATCTATCAACTTACTTATACCACTACACTCATCCTGAACTTTTTGCAATTCACTTGTAAGATCTTCTAGTATATTTTTTTCCTCATCCATCTTAGGACTCTTTTGTTGATTAAGTTCTTTATCAATATCCATATTTTCCTTTTCCAATCTAACAATATCACGATCTAAAGATGATATCTCACTACGCATTTCATACAATTCTGAACAAATTCTTTCGAGTTCCTCAATAATATCTAATGTATCTTTAATACTTTCTTCATATTCTTTACCATCATTAGTCAATGATACTCCAGTACTAGTCAAAGAACCCATTCGAGTTTCTTTAAATGTATCAGATATTACTTGAGTACATGTAGGACACTCATCATGTGTCTCAAGAAACTTAATCTCTTTAGTTAATCTTTTTATTTCTATTTTTGTTTGTGTTTGCTTGTCCCGTAAGGCTTGTAATGATCCCCTAAATGTTTCTATACCACTACATTCCTTTTCCAACTTGGTCTTTTCGGTTATCTTATATTGTTTTTGCTTTTCTTTTTCTTTCACTTTAGTTTCATTTTCCTTATATTTTTCCCTCTTCTCTTTGTTTCTAACGTCCTTTAGATCTTTTAAAGAATTAATTAACTTTTGCTGCGATAAAACTCTCTCTTCTGCAATGTTTTTTAAATAAATAGTGTCTTTATTTTTTGAATTTGTACTACGAATTCTCTCTTTAAGAAGAGTATTCATGTTTGAGAAGACCTTGATGTCCAATAGATCTTCGATAACTTCTCTCCTGACACTTGCTCCGAGTTGCATGAAGGGTATAAATGTGGATGAACCAAGAATGACGACCTGCGTGAAACTCTTGAAATTAAGTTTGAGGACTGTCTGTTCGAGGTACTTTTGTGTGTCACGTGTTGCTGCATCTTGATCAATTAGTTTGTTGTTTTTATAAATTTCAAAAAGGTTTGGTTTAACTCCTCTAAAAACTCGGTATTCATCTTTACCGATAGAGAAACATACTTCAACCTTTAATCCTTTTTCGTTAATACTATTAACAAGTTGTCCTCTAGTAATCTTACGAAAAGGTTTATTGAATAAAGCAAAGCACAGAGCATCTAACATAGTAGATTTCCCTGCACCATTAGTACCTACAATAAGTGTAGAAGCAGACTCATTCAATTGGATCTCAGTCCATTGGTCACCAGTAGAAAGAAAGTTCTTCCACTTGATGCTCTCAAAGGTAATCATTCTTTAGTGGGTTCAATAATCGGAGGTAGAATTAAATCTTCTCTAGTGACAATGGCATAAGCATACCCGAATTTATCACAATTAATAGCAACAGCCTCAACGTCTATTTCCATTAATTCTAATTTCTTCTTATAGTCTTGTTCATTCAACTGATACAAATATCTTTTAGCATCATCCTCTTCTTCAAACATGTGAACAGTTTTAACGTTCTCATTATTTGGAAGAGCATAGACACCGCCAGTATCTTTTTCAGTTAAAATAAACATTAGAGTTCAGATGCTTCCATGTATAAAGACCTCATAATGTTTTTAACATTACTTTTATCAACCTTAAGATCTATATCATCTATGTAGTTATCTAGTAAAGTAATGGTGTCTTCGGTCTCTACGACCACATCACCACCTTCTATATCAACACTAAGATCTTCTACAATCTTAAGGTCAGCAAGTCCAATGTCTTGAAGCTGTCTGACAAAATAATCAAATTTAGTATAGTCACCTTTGTCTTCTACTATGAGTTTGACGAAGGTTCCTTTAACTTCTTCCTCATTCGGTAGTACAACTCCATTATTATAATACAACTTATGAAAAGTGTCAAAGGGATTTCTATAGAAAGTAGTTCGTAGAGTTTCCGTATCAAAGACATGGAACCCTCTTTTTTGTCCGTAGTCATTCCAGTAAAGTTGATAGGGGTTACCAAGATAATAACAATTATTCTTATTAGATTTAGTATGGTAATGACCAGAGAATACCTTAGTAAACTTACTAAAAATATTCATGTCAATACCCTTGTCCATCACATGACCTGGATGAGCTTCAAAGCCGTTAAGCTCAAGATGGCCCATACAGATAGGTGCAGTACTCTCTGTGATGCTTCGTAAGGATCTGTCATAGTTCTCATCACATATCCAAGGAAGTAATAGAATATCAGTACCGTCATAACTACGGGTAGTAGGTTCATCGATAACATCTATATCATATCCTCCTAGTAACTCTTCTGGTGAGTTAATTCTTAATGTGTTCTTATAATATATGTCGTGATTACCAATCAAGGCAGTCATCTTACAACCCAATTCTTTTATAGGGTCAAACCACATTTCCTTCGCTGCTTCCAGAGACATATAATTAATAGACCTACGTTTATCAAACGTATCTCCTAAGTTTATAATCTCTTTAATACCTGATGCTTTAAGAAAAGGTATTACAATAGTACTATAGTATTTTCTATAGTGCTCAACAAAATGTAGATTATCATTACGAACACCAAAGTGTTGGTCTGTGATGAGTAAGATTTTCATCTCTTAGTATTCATCTCAACACGGTTCTTAATCTGAGTATAGTCGGAACTAACATCACCATCAACTGAGAATACATGATCATATCCAGACTTCTCTAAAATTTTATCTTTGATATCCAGCTGACGTTTCTCTTTAGCAATACGTCTTAGGAATGCATAGTAAACTATCTGTGTAAAGTATGCAAATGGGTTCTTACTTTTAGCAGGGTCGAAATTATCTATGTACTGTATACAATTTTCTATTCCATCACAAACCATATCATCCTTATACATGTAGTTAATGAAGTTTGGTCTGTATGATAAGTGTTGTGCTATTTTTAGGAAGCACCCTCCAATGTAATTACTGACACGAGGTTTGGGAAGACCCTTCTCTTGAGCAATAATAACTTTGTCCTTGTACTTTACGATAGCAGCAAGAAACTCAGCATTATTAACATAATGTTCTTTCTTTTTTGCGACTCTCCTCATATACGTATCCTGTATTGAATATATTATACTAAGACTTGACAAGATTGTCAATCGTGAGTAGGATAACCATGTTAAGGGTTCAGGGGAACAGTATTAGCTTTTATATAACTTCTCAAATACCTGTCGAGCTTGATTTATTTTTCCAACAAATCCTTGTGTGTTATCTATTTTTGTCCGTCGTCGTGCGTTCCGTTTATCTTTTACTTCCTGAGTTTCTTCATCTTTAGCCCTATCAGCATATTCATCTAATAAAAATTTTTCATACATACCTACAATATGCTTACTCATAGAAGCGACACTTAAAATATCCTTCTCACGTATAATAAAAAATTCTTCATCGGATAACATCATCCATCGATGAAATCCTAATCCTCTCATAATTTTACCCTTACCTAGATCTTGATTGATAGGTTGTATACAAACTGGGTCTTGTAAAAATGCTAGAGATTCTTGGCAATTTTCTTCCGTAGACATTACTGCTTTAGCCAATACCTCTTCTCCACTAACGAGTTTAAAAACTCCGTGGAATTCTTCATCATGCTTTACGTAATTAATTGCCATAATCCTTTAGTTTGATTTCTACAATTTCATAGTTAAAATCTTCTTCTTTGTAAATTTTTAATCTCTCAAAGAGATGAAGGAGAGTATAGTTCTTTCCATTATCTCTACTAATATCGTCAGCAACATCATATAGTGTTGCTTCTAGTTTCTCCTTAGATTGTCGAAGTACCCTCCCGATAGACTGGAGGTTACGCACTCTAGATTTCGATGGACTAGCGAAGACCAAGTTGTGCAACCGCTTGATATTAATACCAGTGCTGAAAGTGCCGTAGCTAGCGACAATAATACTGTTGTTTTCATGTTCAACTAGTCTCCTAATTTCTTCACGATCATCAACATCCACCCCACCATAAACTAAATGTACTGGTTTATCAGTATGACTATTTATCATCTCATACAAAGGGAGGCCGTGCTTCTCCACGTAATTGAATAGTACCAATGTATTTCCATTCAAGTCACACGCTAAATTGCGGATAAATTTATTACGTTGTTCATGTTCACAAAGGTAATCCATCTCATCTTGATACCCTTCAAAGATTTGTTCATTGTGTTTAAGTACAATAACCTGTACCTTCAATTTAGAAACATGACCTTTCTTCATCAGATCTGATGTCTTAGTAACCTTTGAACATTTACCAAACACACCTTCTAATACTAATTGATTTGTTTCTGAACCATCTAACGTACCAGTAAATCCAATACGATACTTACATCCATGTAACTTAGACATCAATCTAGTAAGTGACTTAGCTTTAAATAGATGAGCCTCATCACCAATCACAACATCAAACCTATCAAAAAACTTTCGTGGTTCCTTATATAAGGACTGCCAAGTTGATATAACTACATCATGGTCTGTATATTTTTCTTCACCAGCATAGATTTTATGACAGTGGTACTCAGTGTTCCAACCGTACTCTGTAAAATCTTTATACATTTGCTCGACAAGAGAGGTAGTTGGTACTATAATAAGTACATTCCGTTTAACGTTTACATGAAACCGAACCAATGAATAAATCATTAGGCTTTTCCCGCTTGCAGTTGGCGACAATAGGAGTCTTCTGTTGTATCTTAGGGACTCGTATATTGCTGCGTATTGGTAGTCCCGAACCTTTAATTCCGAGGGAAGTCCCAAAGCCCGAACAAATCCAACAACCGATTGAGGTGTTACAAGATCGTTTTGTTCCTTTGGATGCCCAAAGTATTGACTTTCCAAATACTCAACCTGATACCCTCGGTCCTTTGCCCAGTCAGTTAGATAATCTATTAAACCGCAATAGATCTCTCCAGTAGCAGGTGAATATAATCTTACTTTACCATCCCAACCTTTATATCTCCTCGTCTTTTGCATGTACTTTGCAGAGGGGATTTCAAAGGTAAAAAATTCTGCTGCCTCTTTGTGGAGATGAGGCTCTGCTTGTACTTTTAAATAAACTTCGTTCTTCTTCTGAATAACGAGATCAGCCATGATTTACATTCCACTTTGAAATCTCTCCCACTCAATAGCATTTTTAATTTGGTAGTTACGTCCATTGATTTGACGCAACACACCATCAAGAAAGAAGATCGTTTGTTCTATATAGTCAATCTTCAGTTGTAGCTTTCTGACTTCATCATCAGCAGCAATAAACATTTTAATCTCATCGTTTGTAGTAAGTTTTAAATCAAACGGTGCTGTTTTATATACGCTTGTTGATGATTTACCTTTATAATATATCCATTTATCTCTAACCATTGCTCTCATCTCAGACTCTCTATCTTTTTTCATTAGAGAGAATGTATTAAAAAACTCCATATAACGCATATGGAGTTGAGGTATCCTTACAGATTCTTCACCGTACTTATCAGGATCGATTTGACTATCAGTCTTCCACATCTCCTGAAGTTGTTCTAGATTCATTATATACCTTGGTCTTTTGTTCTAGCAAAAAATTCTTGCATTGAAGATGATACATCTGGAGGTTCTGGATATTTGTATCCTTTCTTTTTCATCCAATCATTATGCATCGCTTGCATATGCCACGATTGAGCAAGACTCTTAGGACCATTTTCTAATAATTCTCTTTGAGTCTTACCAAGTATTTTCATACCAGCATACTCTTGTCTCCAATTAGAATCATCCCATTCAGTTTTATACGTTCTTTCTGGAACGTGTTCTTTTCCAACTTTTTTTCTTAATGACACTAGGCTACCTCCTATACTCTAATATGTATAGACCTTAGCACAATAGCACAGAATTAAAAATTTTGCAACTACCTCTTATCTTTGCTTCCCTGATTCCTTACTTCAAATACCGAATAGTTAAAAGTTGCTGTAGCAGTCATGAATTCATTATCGGTTCCTGTAACATCGAAAGCTACAGTAGATAATGATACTGGCCAAAGACTCTGAAATACTATATCAAAGTTAACTATATTATTGTTATTTAAAACCAATAGCGTTGCATCAGACCACTTAGCATCATCGGTTTTAGATCTCGTATCCATTCTATATTGCTCATTCCAATTCATTCTATCAATATAATCTTGAGGAGTTCCTAATGCCCGTATCCAATTATGAATCTCCATATAATTTCTAAGGTCTTCATCAACAATGAAATCCAAAGATAACTGACTATAATTTATATCAGCACTCATAGGGATCTTAGCAAATCCAGCAGTAGGAATATCAACTTGCCCTAAACTTATCTCTGGTATTGATGCTCTTTGGCATAGAAAAGAAACCTTCTTTGCTTTATCCAATACGAATACAAATCCTATTGGTGATAGAAAGTTCTTGTTTGTTAATTGATCTTTATACCAGTTTGCCATTATAGCAGTACTATTTTAATTATTTATACCCACCGATTAACAACTAATTCAACAGCATTACTTGAATTAACTTTCTGACTCTCTACTTCAAATCCATTGGACTTAGCAACACTAGTAAGTAATTGTATACAATACAACTGTGTTATCTTTTCTAAGAATCTTTCTATTGGTATTTGATGAGACCAAGTTTGTCTATCAGTTATCAACTCATAGCATTGACTTTGTTTATTCCATACAAAACCCATGTCATCACCTACAGTTACTTCACATCTCACTCTTTCGTGATCGTGTCCTATAGGATTTACTAACTCTCTATTGATATCAACTGGCCAACCATCAAACATCAATGCTTGTATTAATGCTGGCTTGTCTGTGATCTTCGTTTTGATTTTGCTGAAGTGTGACATTGTAGTATTCTGGTTTGTATTCTCTAGAGATAACATTAACGTTATTTAGAGCTTTCTCGAATGGTAGTGTAACATTTAAACACTCATCTCCTTCAGCCCCTTGTACCTCTTCTATAACTGTACCATCCTGTTGGATGATGAATTTAATTTTTTGTTGCTTAGGCATATACTTCTCCAATCTCCCAACAATCAATACCATCGTTTCTAATTATATCCATAGCATACTCTACACGATTGGCAGGTAACACTACACAATATCCTATACCGAGATTAAATACCCTCTTCATTTCATCCATATCCATATTACCTTGACGTTGAATCTCTAAGAAAATATCTGGTACTGTCCAAGAATTCCAATCAATATTTACTTTCAATCCTTTAGGTAAACAACGTGGTAAGTTCTCTGGGATACCACCACCTGTAATATGAGACATACCATATATGTCTTCTACCTCTTTTAACAACTTCTTCACTACAGGTGCATAGATTGTAGTTGGTGTAAGTAACTCAGGATAATTACAATAGTTTAGTTTAAGTCTACGTGCCAGATAATTAACAATACTATATCCATTACTATGAAGTCCACTACTCGCTAATCCAATTACTCTATCACTTGGTTTAATACTCTTACCATCTATAATATCTTTCTGCTCTACTATACCAGTACAGAATCCAGCAAGGTCAATCTTCATCTGATACTGAGGATGTTCAGCAGTTTCACCACCTAACAAATTCATTTCTGCAATCTCGCATCCCTTAAGAATGCCTACCATGATATCAGCAATATCCCCATCTAACTTCTTAGTAGAAATATAATCTAAAAAGTATAATGGTTTAGCACCGCATGTGATTATATCATTCACACACATAGCAACTAAATCAATTCCTATAGTTGTATAGTCACCAGCAGCTTGTGCAATATCAATCTTAGTTCCTACACCATCAGTTCCAGAAACCAAAACAGGTTCCTCGTATCCTACGGGAACCTTAAACATACCACCAAACCCACCAAGGGCTGGAACTTTTTGTTTTAGATCTTCTACAAATTTATTACCAGCATCTATATCAACACCAGCAGTTTTGTAATCTAATACAATACCTTCTTTCTCAAAATCAAGAGGTTCAAAATCAGACATAGTTAATGTACGTTACAAACTGAATCTGGATCCCAACAGTCAGGACAATCCATCTCTTGTTCATAATTATGAAGTTTATGAATCAATGAATCGTACTTGTCTGCAAGATCTTTATCTTGTGATCTTACCATAGATGCGTAATATTGGCAAGCATGAACCATCCTTTGTATTTCTTTTTCATGGAATTGCATAATACAAATAGGTAAATATGTATTTATTTAAGATACCTTACTGCCATATGTACCAGCTTCAGTTGAGTCAGGATGATCTCTCAACCATTCTGTATATCTAAAACCTGAATCTGGTGGGTATATGTATTGTCCATTCTCATCAAACTTACCCGAAGTATCTGCTATCCTCGACTCCTTTGATGGGTATGTGGGATAAGGTCTCTTCCCTTCCCTCATTTCATTACCCTTCCTTCTTCTCATCTGATTACCAGTCTCGTAATCTTCAGGCATGGTAGGCCAAGAAGAACCTAAGATCCTTTTGATATCTTCTTTA